ACCCATCAGTATTGTCGCCGATATTCCTAGAACCGCAAAAATTTGTGAAAATCCTTTATTTCTCATTTCACTTTCCCCCTAATTTTAATCTCTGCATCAATTTCAACCTTTGCTTGTTCCTGCCCTTGTTTATAAATCGCGGCTTCCACCACATCATCAATAAATTTCGCCACCTGCATTTTGAAAAATTCTTTTTTGGTTTGGGGGTTGGTTATCATTTCCTCGCCGGTTGTTGAAATAATTTTATCGTGATAATTAAAGTAAACCGCAAACGCTTCAATAACTTCTAAATCATCAACGGCAAGATCAATCACTGTTTCGTTAACAAAAGTTTTAGGCATTGCCATTACGCTAAACGATATTCCTAGAATTAAACCTAATAAAATGTATTTTTTCATTATTCACAAGATGTCTGCGAACAAGTCATTGCTCCGTTCAAAGTGTAGCAATAAGTGTATCCGCCGGCATCCACATCTTTATATTTTCCGCACCAACCTTTACTTGCGGAATTACTGTCAAATATTGTTGTCGTTGTTGCCGTTGAAAAAACATCCAGAAGAGCTGCCGGCGTGCCTGTGCCTATTCCTATTCTATCATTTCCGGCATCTAAATAAAATAAGCTGTCATCAGTATTCCCCTCCCATATAAAATCAATATCCACATTTTGGTCATTCCCTCTAAACTCACTTCCTGTCAAACCATCTCCCGAAGTTATGTAAATATTATCTGAGCTGTCCACTAAATTAAAAAGTGAACCTGATTGCGAAGCTACCCCTTTAGCTGTTAAAACTATATCGGTTGTTGCTATACCTTGAACCAATGTTGCGGCGTTAAAAGTTAAATCATCTGTTCCAAAATCTCCATAAATAAGAGGTGTTGCCGTAGTACTGTTATCAATGTAAAGTTTATTCGAGGTAGTATTATTGTATCCGGCATAAATACCAAGGTGGACATTCCCACCCCCAGTTATATTGTTAAATCCAGTATAAGCTCCGAGGTTCGTATTGCCTGTTGGAGTGGTGTGATTATACCCAGCGGCATACCCCAGGTTCGTGTTTCTAACTCCTGAACTAGCTTTATATCCAGCGTACGCTCCGACGGAAGTTACTCTATCTCCCGTGGTAAAATACCCAGCATTAGTCCCTATTGCGACGAGATAAAATCCAACAGTATTTTTGTTTAATGCTTGAGCGCCAAACGCGGTATTGTTATTTCCGGTTGTTGTTTGAAATCCTGTTTGATAGCCGATGTAATTATTTGAGTATCCTGTCGTAACATTAAAACCCGATTGCGCTCCAATAAATACATTAAATACTCCTGCGGCGTTAGCTCCTGCCGAGTCGCCAACAGCTGTTATGGACGGCGTTAATTCAAAAACCCTGTTTCCATTGAGTTTAATTATTCCCCCCGTCGTATTAGTAAACGGTATTGCCGCTCCCAAAGAACCGTCAACAAGATTATCCGTATATGTGGTAGTTACATTATCATTGATTGTAGTTACCAAGTATTTAATACGGGGATAACCTGCCCCGCCAAGTGTCCGATAAAGTTTCCTTGCTGTAACTTCCGCGCCGCCGGTCGCAATACCTGAAATATCAATTTGCTGATTAACGGGAGAAACAGAATTAGACTCCAAGAATTTACTGGAAGACTCGCCTTCTGAGGTAACATAAGTTACTTCATACTTATAAGCTCCGTTAAGATTTCCGGCTGTTGCGTTTATGGCGATAGTAGGGGCGGCAGGAGATAGAGTATTCTGAAGATTAAGATGTCCATATCCTATATCTAATGCTTCTGACGGAGTCGCAGTTCTTATTCCTACTTGGTCATCATCTCCTTCAACCACTAAAGCGTTGTTGTTGCCTATGATTAAATCTGCCCCAGCCGCATTATCCAGTTCTATGGTTATTGAACCATTGGCGGCGTCTGCTCGGATGAGGTCAATGTCTATCTGCCCTATATTTGTGATGTTGTTGTCGCCAAAAGAAGCCCCGCCTGTGAATAAAGAAGCGGTGGTGCTTGTTGCCGTAAAATACTCCGCCACTGTTTCTCCTACTACGGAGAGTTTTGCATAGGGGGATGTTGTGCCTATGCCAATAAGTCCGTCATTTTGAATTTGTATTCTTGTCTGCCAGCCGCCTGAATAAGTTTGTAATGATAATTCATTCCCAGCTCCAAGTCTTATATTATCCCCTGTAAATCCGCTTAGTATTGTATTGGCTGTGAAGTTTAATCTGTCTGTATCAGTAGAATCAGATATGCGGAATACATTACTGCCTGCTTGCAAGTGAAGCAAAGTTGCCGGAGAAGAAATTCCAATTCCAAGACGATAATCAATAATGGAAGCAAGGGTAGTTGAAGTGGCATAGATATAAGGTGTTTCAATATACGAACCTGCTTGAAATTGGGAAGCCCAGAGTTGCGGAAAGGTTGAGGTGGCGGTGGTGGAAGTGGCTTGTAAATCACTTATTTCTATTGTGAGAGGAGAGGTTGAAGAGGTTAAGTTTCCTGAAGAATTGAGTTCCCAGTTTTGGTTTGTGGAAAGGGTGGAAGCATTAACCCAAGTAGAAGCAGAGCCGTCTGTTTGTAAAACATAATCAGTTGTAGCGGATGTGCCTACTTGTGAAGACCTGAAAATACGAGGAGCCACGCTGAAACTCTGTTCTTTAAATATATCGCTAAAGAACCAAGCGTTGGCTGTGCCGGTTAGTAAAAATAGTATTGCGATGAATGTAAATAATTTTTTCATTATGTTCTTATTAATAAACCATCTATATTTGCTCCATCATCCGGCGTAAAAGTAAGCGAAAGTGTCATTCCGGAAACTGTAAAATGTGTCGCTGGAACTAAATACTGACCCTGATAATAAACCCAAATTGCATTTCCTCCCGCCGCTACATTGTTTGGAAGTGTAAATTCTGTCGTTGAACCATTTCCATTAAATGAAAATGATACTGGCAATCCCATTCCACCCCCTCCGCTTTGCTTAGAGTGTATATTCCTCCGCAAAATATCTAAAACATTTTTCAATCCTCTAATTACTGATAAATCAACTTTTTCTTCAAGGGTGTTTAGTTTTTTGGCAAGTTCTTCGGGTTTTTCATATTTGGCAACTTCTTTTATTTCGTTTGTTATTTTTTCTATCGGCTGCTCTTTTATTACTTCTGTTTTTTCAACAATTTTCTCAACAACCGGAACTTTGATTGAAGAGGCGATTTCTTTTTTATCTTTTGCGGTTAAGACATAATCTTCGCCCTTAACAAAATCTCCTTTGTCTCCCTTATCGCCTTTCTTTCCTCTTATGTCTTTGGGGTCAATCTCAAATCCTTTAATCTCTTTTTTTTTAACGACCTCTGATAAGGTTTCAAGTTTTTCTTCCAGCTTTTCTATAAGTTTATTTTGTTCTTCAAATGCTTTAAACATAAAAAGGTCTGGGTTCTTTTTCAGCTGGTGAAGTTGTTTTAGTTTTTCTTTGGACATATATTTATTATACTATACTTATCCACACTTTGCTATCCACACTCTTGACTTTTTATTTAAATGATATATACTATCAATATTATAACCCTTACGACCAAAGTCCGCTTAATGTCTTTCCTCGTAAGGGTTAGGATGTTGAGCGGATTTTGGTCTAAGGAAAGGTCGGAAATCAATTTTTAAAACTACTATGAAAAAAATAATTATTCTAGGTCTAGTATTCTCGTTTCTGTTTACGGGAACCGCTTATGCCGCTTCTGTTTCAATCAGCCCGATTTCTCCGCAAAGAAACTTAACTCTCTCGGGAAACTCCAATTATTCCACAACCACTCCTGAACAGTTAAAGGTAAAATTGGACGGAAGCCAAATTTATTCATCTGCGAGCGGAGGCAGTTCTTGGAGTGTTAGCAGGACAATAAATTGCGGACAGCATACTGTATTGGCGGAAATTATCAATGCTTCATCAACACATCCTTCTTACGGAAATACTGTCGCTTCTGCTGTAAGAACATTTACATTGGGATGCGGCAATGGCGATCCTAACGCGGTTGTCCAAGTTTGGGGACTTAACGGATTTGATACTCCAAAGGTCAAAAGCGGAACTGTAATCTATGACGAAATGGGAGTTAAAGACACTTGCCCTAAATGGTATCCCCGCGGATGTTTCAATATCTCTAACACGAATTACTACAAGAACAGAATGAAAACTCTTGCTCGGATGTTAATCGCTAACGGCTTTGCCAAGTATTTCCCTATCTACAACGGGTGGATTGAATTAGTCAGATAATGTTTGGGGCGGGCTCTCCGCCCCTTACTAAAAGTTATCCACACTTCTTCTTGACAAGGTGTTTCAGTATGCTAGGATAGTAATGTAATAGGATTTTCTTATTACTTTGTTTATTGCAAACAAACCCTTGGCATTATCCCCATTTTTCCTGCCAAGGGTTAATGGGGATTTTGCTTTTTACAAAATGCAATTATTAAAGATGACCCCAGATACGGACGGACTTTAGGGTTTGTCTAGCCGTTCCTTGAGTTTCCAATCGGAATGTGAGTTGGAAAACTTAAAGCGTGAGGCTTTCTACATTTGTAGAGCATAGACGGAGTGAAACGAGATATTATATCTATCTCATCCTGGGATTGCCACCTGGGCAGGAAGTAGCTCTAACATTCAACCGAAAAGATTTTTGGTAATCTCGCCGTATAAACCTTGAGTTTATAAACGGGAGATAAAAATACTTTTTGCTTTTCACAATCATCTTTAATAATTCAAGATATTTCATAAAAAAACTTTTTATGGTTCTTTTTTATTAAAGTTGCATAAAAACCCTTTATTAATACCAACTAAGAAAGAATAAATACAATGAGTAAAACTAAACAAGAATTAACTAAAACCAAAAGGGAATTTCTTTTAACTTTCTTCAAAGATAAGTTTGGGGATGTCGCTCCTGAATATGACGAGAAAGAGGTTAACGGATTTTGGCTTGTTAAGAGTTGGAATGGAACTTCTAATTTCTATCAAGTGGCAATCTTTTCAAAAGAGAGTTTTAAAAAATACAAGAGTTATCGGAAACTTTAAAAGTCGGTAATAGGTTTTAAAAGAACTATGATTACATTTTTTCAAATTATATTTATTGTATTTATTGTGGGGTTTTCTGGAAAATTTATAATTGATATGTTTTCAGACTGTTGATAATTACCGTTTATACTTAGAAAAATCAATCCTTATTCTTTTTTTGTCTTTCTTCCTTCCGTATTTTGAGAAGTCAATTCTTCCCTTCCCTTTCGTGGGAAGTTTTACTTTTTGTTTTTTCGTAGCATATCCATAATATCTTAATCCCGATTCAGTCGGAAAGCCTGTAAATAGCTCTTGTACAATACTTAATACTTTTAAGAAATCTTCTGTTGTCAGTTCTTTTTTAAATATTATATTCTTAGCTCTATCTAAGTCGTCAATTATTGGGAGACTAATTAAATTACCATAAGTTTTTTTGCCAGTTATCTTTTTTCTTGTTTCTTGATAAAGATTTTCAAATACATCTCCTAATAATGGTACAGCTTTAAATGGTTGGATTATTATATTTTCTAATATATCTCCTAACAAACTTTTACTTTCTTCTTCATCATCTGTGCCAAATATTTTTTTCCATCCCTGTCTAACAGCATATCCTAATAAAACATACATCATTGGCGTATATATTGAATATAAAAATGTCTTGGTCCCCCATTCTTGCGGTGATATTTGTTTGTTGGCTAGCTGTATATTGGCATCAACTTGAAGTCTTAATAATTGGTTAAGAGTATTTTTAAATCTAAAAAATGTTCTAACGAACGGGTTTTTACTTCTTTGAGCAACGGATAAATTTGCCAGAGTTGGCGAACCTTGTGTTCTTTCGCTAAACTTTTCAAATTCAGCGATAGCTTGCTCCATTGTTTTACCTTTCGCTAAGTTTGTTTTTATAATAGGATAACCATTTATAATCAACCCTGCAATATCACTACTGCGAGCTGGAAGTGTAATATATTTAGTCAAGCTCTTCATTCCCAAGTCAATCTTTTTTGTTCCTCTGATAACATCGTGCAAAGCTTCTGAATAACCTCTTTTAAAACGAGCCTTAACAAAAGGGGCATTGTTCCAAATAAGGTTAAAAGCTTCTTTAGGATTGCTCAAAGCTTCTTTTTGATATTTGAAAAAGTTTTTCGCGCCTACTTCTCCGATAGAATAAACGGAAGAAATTGTTTGTCTTGCCATAATTGTAGGCGTGAATATTTTCGCTTGCACCCAATTATTGATAACTTTGTTATATCCTTTTTGGAAAATATCAAGTAATTCAGTTCTTTGATTAAGAGAAAAAGTTTCAATGTGGTGCATTAAAGTATTGTAAATAGCATCTCCGTATTTTTGTCTAATATTTTTTTCAACTGTTCTGTCGCTAAAAAGATTTTTTAATTCTTCGTATTTTCCGCTTACTGATTTTATATGTTCCGCTTGAGCAATGTGCCTGTCCGCCAATAACCAGCCATTTGTCATTTTAGGAACGATGTTTTTACTTTGTATTCTTGCTTTAATGGCGCCCGGAATTTCGCTTTGTTTTTTTATATCATCAAAAAATTCTATTAGATGTTCAGATGTTGACGGCCAGTAATTCTCCACCTGCCCCATATCCATACCGGTAAGTTCAATGCTCCTTTGGTTTAATATATCTCTATATTCTTGGACTTGCTCCATTCTAAAGTCTGCCAAAGTTTTGTCTTCGGAAGATAATTTGCTTATTAAGTCGTTTGTTTGGTCTTCGCCAAAAGCGTTATAAAATTGTTCTTTTCTTAAATCATTTTTTAATCCATTGTATATATTCATTATGTCAAAACGGCTAATCTTTTCCACGAAGCCGTCCTGTCCTTCAATCTCAAAATCTTGAGGAGCCAATCTTTCAATAAAAATTTTATCTAATTGTCTATTGCTTTCAAGTTTATAAATTTCCTTGCTTTTCTCAACAGCATTGTCTGATTGAATGCCGTAATCGTTATTACTTTTAGTAATAAATCTAGCGTAATTATATTTATCCGCTATGTCTTTGCCAGCCACTAAATTAAGAGATGAATACAAATCAGCAATACCGCTTCCAAACACTTTTTTAAGTGTTTTTAATCCAATTATTGTTTCTTTTTGATTTTTAATTCCCTCTAAAACTTCGGTTATTTTATCTTGCTTTTCAAGCTTTTTCTGAAAATCCAGTTCATCTTTGGCAGTCAATCCAATGTCTTTTAATTCCTGTATGTCGGCAAGTATTTTATCAACCAAAGCAAGCGAGCTTTTAGCTCCATTCATTTTGTATGAAAGAAGCCTGTTTTTAATAATATCGGCTCTGCTCAAATTGTCCTTTTTCAAAATGTTTGCTAAGGTTTTTTCAGCATCCTCTTGCGTAATTTTGTTGATGTCTTTTATCTCCTGTAAAAATTTGTTTGTTTCGTAGTCGTATCTCGCAACCTTAATAGTCCCCTTTTTTACGGGTTTGATATTTTTCAATTCTTTGTCTATTTGAGAAACTAAACCTCTTTTGATTTCGGCGTGTTCAAGTTGGATAATTCTTTCTTTTATATCAGGGAGAGCTTTCTGTAGTTGTTCTTGTGTTTGGATGTTTTTGACCTTTCGGCTAAATTTATCTCTGTCATTTGCATCTAAATTTGATTTTTCTATGGTTTCCAAAGCCGTAGTTTGAAATTCCTTAATCTCTTCCTTTGTTATTATTTTTCCCTCCCTCAATCCTTTTTCAATTCCTTTTATCCTTTCTGTAATTCCAACTTTTAATGTTTTTAATTGTTCTTTACGAACGGCTTTTTCTTGTCTTATTTTAAATTCACTTTCCAATTGCTGTATTTTGGCTTGTTTATCAGCTTTTGAAATTGCTAATCTTTCTACGCTTTTTATTTTCTCGGCTAGAAGTTTTTTCGCGGCAACTTCCTTGATACGAACAACCTGTTTAACAGTAAATCGTTTTTCTTTTATTTTCTTAATGATTTCTTGTTTAATATCTTTGAGAAATTTATTTGTTTCGGCTTCCTGTTTTGCATCTAAACTTATAAGAAATTCATTCGTGGCTTTTTCATCGGCAAGAGCTATATCCATTCTATTTACGATTTCTTGTGAAATTACATTTACAAGAGCTTTTTGTCTTTTTGTTTTGGGTGCTTCTTTATCAAGAGTGAGTTTTGAAACCTCGGCAAACAACTTACTGTTTCTCAATTCCGATGGCACATAATCCGGAAAAGTTGATTTTTCGACAATAAATTCTCCTGTTTCTGTTAAAACTCTTCTGCCCGGCTTAGATAATTCAAGTTCTGTCAAAACTTCTGATTCGGCGCGGTCAAAATCCTCTTTTATCCGCGTTTCAATTGTTGCTTCTTCTTTGGGGATTTCTGGCTTTGCCAAATCTTTTAATTGGGTTAGGAATTTTCCCGCCTCTCTCGCTGATGTAGAAATTGCTATTTGGTTCGCAATGTTTTTTGCTTGAGCAACATCACCGCCTTGTTTAGCAATTTCTTTGGTTATATTCTTTGCTGTTTCTTTCAAATCCGAAATTCTTCTGGCTGGCACTTCTTCAATGCCAAGTCCAAATTTTACTTTAAGTTTAGGTTGAAATGGCTTCTCTGGTATTGTTCCCGCTTCTCTTGGCAATAATCCCTTTAATCCAACAAATTCTGCGGCTTCTGGCGATACTGCTTCTGTAATCGGAGTTATCAAACGCTTAGCAAAAGTTCTAGCTGGCAATATGGCTTTCTGTTCCAATAAAGTCGGCATTCCATATTTATTAAGAACTTCCCACGCTTGGTTTATTCTCTTAAACATTTCTTCATTTCCAGTCATTTTATCAGGGTGGTAAATGTGAGCTAATCTTCTATATTCTTTTTTCGCCGCCTCCAAAGTTTCGTGCTTTCCTAATGTATCCCAAGCTAGTTTTTTAACTGCTATTTGATTTGTTCCTCGTAAGAAAAACTTAGTCGCTCCGTCTAACCAACTGCCGGCAATCGCGGCATCTAAAATTCCTAAACTGCCAACTCTCAAAGCGGCGTTAAAAGGAGTTAATCCTTGTGCTTGCAAATCAATAACTTGTTTGCTATAAGGAGTAATTTCTTTTATTCCTATTTTTTGTAAAAATCCTCCCTCTTTAGTTTTAATTATTTCCTCTGTTGGTTTCTTCCCGAGAATTTCCTCAAAAGCTCTTTTAGTTTTTATTGGGAATTTTACAAAAATACCCTTAGGCAATTCAGGGGCTGCTTTAACCCGCCTTTCAAAAAAAGCGCTCAATGGTTTGCCGATTTTTTCTTCAATTTCTTTACTAACTCTTTGGACTTGCTGTGCCAATCGGGTTTCTGATAATCCCTCAAAAGGTTTCGCTCCTGTTTCAAATATCTTTTCAGGAGTTGGAAATTTTATCGGTTTGAAATCACCAAACATTCCCTTTAATCTCCTTTCCCTCACTTTTTTTATCGTATCTCGCAAACTTGGAACGGGAGTTTGAAATCTAGGAATAGAAGTATCAACAGTGGGAATTTGAGGCGCTTGAAAATCGCCGAACATACTTTGTTTGGAAAATCTGCGTTCGCGGACACGGCGTAAAGTATCAGTAATGGGAGTAAGTCGCCTTTCCCGAACTTTTCTGATTATGTCTGATAAGAATGACATTATTTATAAACTTCATCTAATGCTTCATTTACGGCGTCTTCTATTATTTGGGGCAAAGGAGAACCAAAAGTTTCTTCAAGGTCGGAAACCATTAGATTTTTAGATTCTTTTTTACTGTAAAATTCTTTATCTTCTTGGACTTGAATTAATATATCTTTTTTGATGTCTCCAATATTTTGTTTTTTAACTTCCTCTTCCCCAATCCCCGCTTGCTTTTTCCACGCTTTCCAAAATTGGCTTGGAAATATAACAGGGTCAATGCTCATTTTTCCTTGTGCATCATTTATCGTATCTCGGAAATCAACCATAAACCAACGAAGCTGGTCGTCAGAAAGGGTATTAAACAATTCATTCCTAAATTCAGAATTAAAAGTATCATTTACCATACTTTGCACTTCTGTATTACTGGCAGTTTCCAAAGTTTCAGCCGCTTCAGGTTTTCTAGGTCTATACCTGCTCGGCATTTTAATCTCGCCCTTTTCAAGCATATCAGCGAGTTTGCCCCAAGAAGTTCCGGGCGGGACTTGGTAAGTTGTCCATTGGCTCGGTGTCAGTAATTTATCCTGCCATTTTTCTTCTTTTTCCACTTCCTCGCCAGTTAAGTCCTTTATTATGTCAGCAATATCATCCGGCGAAATATCCAGTCCCGCTTCTTTGGCTGTGATAAAAATATCCAACGGGTCTGTAAATCCATCTTCCATTAAACTGGCAACAGCATCCTCGTTTCTTGAAACTCTTTCTTTTTCCGCTCTCTTTTTATTCTCCTCTACCGCCCTCTTCCCCAATTCATTAAGTTCCTTAATTTCCTGATTATAATTGCCCTCTGCGATGTCTACAAACTTAGCGTATTCGTCCCACTTTCTTGCTCTAAAAGCCGAGCGGGCTTGCGTAATTGCTGACTGTTTTTTACTTTCCAACTCTGAAATTCTCGCCAGCCCCTCTTGCTCGGTCGCAGACATAATCCCACCAAAACCCGCCGTGTATCTCGCGGCTCCCGTTCTCAATCCCCTCTGCCTTAAACTTGCCTCTCTGCTCTTGTTTATCTGCTCCATTTGCCTTATGCGGGTGTCCCATTGTCCTGTAATACTGGAAATAATTCCCTGTAATTCGGGGTCTTTTGAGATGTCAAAGGATTTTAATTGATTGACAGCGGTGTCCACTTCTGTTTTGGCTTGTTCCGCTTCCGTCCTCGCTTTTTCCAGTTCTATGTCTAATTCGGTTTTGGGAGTTTTTAAAACATAAGAGCCGTCTGCTTGCCTTTCGTAGTCAGAAATGTTTTCTCCTGTGGCGGAAATATCCGCGGCGGTAAGTCCTGCTGGCTCTTTTGCAGGTTCTTTCGTTGGTCCAACAACAGATTTTGCGGGTTCTTTGGAAGGTTCAACAACAGGAGCAATTCTAGGCATTACTTCATTCTCTCTTTTCTTTACCGCCCTTTCTCCTTGTTTGGCAGATACAAAGGCAACGGGTTTTGTGTCCGTGTCATATATGCTGGCTTTCTGGGCGGCAGTCAAAGAAGCAAAGCCCTTGCCTTGCGACATTTCGTCAATTCTCTTTTCTCTTTGTTGTGGTGTTAATGGCACGATATTGTTTATATTTAAAATATTCCCAGCCGTTCTTGGTCGCTGTTAATTTTCCGCATTATTCCCGCAATTAAAATTCCGGTAAATAAAAATATTGAAAATATAATTAACATAATATTTAATCTCTTTTACCATAAACTGTTAATCTTGTATGTTCCCCCATTTTATTATCATTGAAGTAAATATCTACTTGATTGATTTGAGCGGTGTTGTCCCAAATTCCTGCGCCGGTAATAAACGCAGGCGGATTATTTCCTGATGTTTTGTGGACGCCTGTCCACCGAACCAGTTTTGCGTCTGTTGCCGTATTCGTAATAAAAATTGTGAAAAATCTTTGAGTGGTTGTTCCATGTCCTAATCCTATTCCATTGCCAGTTCCGTTAATTATTACGCCGTATCTTTCAGCTTCCCAACCATACCCAACATCATTTCCATTAAATTGCAAATAGATAACTTCTTGCGCTGTGGAACTTGCCATATCAATAACAATTTTTAAATCTTTGCGAGTGGCTAGTCCTGATACTGTGGTTGTCGCCACTTGCTCCGCGCTTATTGTTTCGCCTAACTGCGACCAGTCAGTATCTGTCCATACAAGATTGCCTGAACCATCTCCTGTCAGAACGGTGCTGGACGCTTCTTGCGAGGCGGGAAAAGAATAAACAACAGTATTTAAGGTGGTTTGACCTGAAACATTAAGAGTTGTTGTCGTGGCATTCGTAGTCGTTGAATTGGTAAAAATCTGGTCGCCCGTCCAAGTGTAATTTTCCGTAAGGTCTAACCAAGATTGAGACATTTTGCCGTCATCTTCCGAAACTATCACATAAGTGTTTCCGCTTCCTGTAAATGTCATAGGAGTTGATGAGGCGTGCTGGGCTTGGACTACAAGGGGTTTGTCGCTGGTGCTTGCGGTTGAGCTTGCAACTTCCGTCCGTGTGGCTAACTCAACAATACCGCCGTTTGTTTCGGTTGAGGTCGCCGCTCCTTGATTGGCGACATCATCAACATAACCTTTAATTGTGAATTGGTCGGTAGCGGTGGCGGTTATAGAAGAAGTGGGTAATATCGTATTAAATGTTTTAAGCCCGACAACCGCCTCGTCATTTTTCAGGGTCATATAGTTTTCGTAAAAGCAGGGCGGAGAGTTTGCGACAACAAATTTAGTTCCTCCGGCGTGGGATGTTCTTAAAGTTGTTGAAGCCGCGTAAGGATCAAACCTTTCAAGCCCTCTGCTTGCTCCTGTGAGCTGGGCTGTGCCGTTGGAGTTTTGGGTTATGCCCGTGAATGATACAAATTCCTGTTTTCCGGACGAGTTTCCGGGCTGGAGAGTTCCACACCCCAAGTCCCCAAAATTAGTCATTGTAAAAGTCTGGTAAGTTCCGTTAGGTTTTGTGTAGCCGAATTTTGTTAAATCAACAGTTGTCTGCGAGGAGTTAATGCCAGACCCTCCCAAAAAATATGTTTCGCCAGCAACTGCGAGTTGTTTTCCCAACCTAACTTCTGAAATTTCTGTTTTTATTTGTTTTAAAGAGTGATACCCGATAACTCCGCTTATAATAGCGATTATTATGAGAGCCGATAGTGTAAAAAATCCTTTTTGTGTTTTCATAATTTTATAGTATTTTAATTGATAATTTAATTATATCACTTTATTAACTTTGAAGGAAGATTGGAAGACATTTTAGCATTTGAGCCATAAGATAATAATTGCCACGCATAGTCAGTTCCATCTGATTCGACACGGACTTGGATTTCAAAATAATCCTTAAGGGCTATTGGGCGAAAGCGTCTATACTTTGGAAGGTCATCAGAAGCGGAAGTAAAGCCACCCAATGGATTAACTCCAAGAGAATTAACCCCCAAAGAAGCGTCCTCAACGGGATTAAAAAGGAAATCCTGCGAGGAGCCGTCTAGTTCGTAAGTGATTATTCCTTTTGAGCCGAGCCAGTCATAAAGAATTGACACATTTACTTTCGTGTTGGAGGCAAGATACATCTCGGTAAAAAATCTGTTAAAGTTTTTCAGTCCCGCCCTGTTGCCGTTATTGATATATCCAAAGTGGGCTTTGGCTTGGATAGGATTGTCGTTGTCATTCAATCCGTCAAAGAGTTTATAACTTTCAGGAACCGACTCTCCATGTCCGTATAACACATCTCCGTATTGGCTCAATCTTCTAATCCCCATAATTTGCGGCGGCTGCCAAAATCTTTTAGAGAGGTCATAGATAAACATTTTGCCGTCATTCGGAGCGGTGATAAAAATTTGGTTTCTCCAAAATTCAATGTCCCCGTTTGTAAAAACAGCGTTAGCAAAATCGGGTTTGATAGGGTCTGAAATGGCGGTTGCCTGCGGGCTTGGCAGGTTCTCAACCTGTCCCAGTTCAACCAATTCCTTATTATTGGAAACCCAAACTACCGCCTGCTTGATTTTGGCTATTAGTTCCTGTGATAACGCTCCCTGCCCCGAGGACACAAGCAAGGGTTCAACTTTCGCGTATTCCCTGTCTCCCGTTGAACCGGATGAAATCTCAAAAGAAACCTGATAGACCCTGTCTTTGCCGGAGAAAATCAACATCTTGTCATTGTCTGGGGCTTTAAATCCTACTGTGGCATCGTCCAAAGTTAAAAGTTCGCCTTCTCCCGCTACGCGGGGAGATGAAAAAGTGTAATCCGTATAACTGTCATTTTTGGATACATAAACATTCCTTGAATTTCGTGAGCCGAGAAAGACCTGATTATTCAAAACTTCTATAAAATGAGAAACAAAACCCGCCGCGGGAGTGTTTTCGTTTCTTCGCACTTCTTGAACTATAAAAGCGTCTACTGATAATGAAAAACTGTTAGGATCGGGACTAACGCCGGTAAATTGGCTTCCTGATACCCCTGTGTAAGTGAATGACTGCCAATCTCCAACATCATCTTTTATTCTTAACTGGCGGGTTCCAAGAGCCAGAAAACGGGACTCGTCCAGCGGATCATCAACTGTAATCGTGTTAGAAGTAGTGGCTGATAATATTCCCTGTCCCCCAGACCATTCAGAAAGAGTGGAAGAAGCGTTTGCAAAAAGAAGTATATCCATTACTTCCGTATCGCTCCAAACTGTGGCAAATCTCGCGGGAGTGGTGGTTGAAACCATTGTAAATAAATCTTCCCAAGTTGAAGTGGCGTAAAACTGCAAAACAGTTCCGTTTGTCCTTAAAAAGATTTCTGAAGGGACTGTTGAAGTGGCTCCTGAGTTCCGCCATACAAAATCAGAGGTAATGGCTTCCGCTGTTGTGCTTGCTACTCCGAATAAAGTATAACCGGCGCGGGTTTCTATTTTTTCTTGGTCATTAACTATCACATTTTGCGAACCTGCCACAAGGTAATTGGGAGCCGTAGCAGTAGGGTCTGTTTTTGTTATGTATCCTTTTATGCCGGTGATGACTTGGTAATTGCTTGAAACTCCCCCCACCGCTCCGCCAAGAGCGGCTCCGCCAATTCCAAGAGCGGCTAAAATGCCAACTATTATTTTTTTATATTTCTTAATCATAATCTTGGTTTTGGAGCGTAAGAAGTGATGGCTTTTTTAGACATTGAAGGATATTCGCTCCTGTAATGGGCGTATAATCCTATCCTGCCTATTCTGTCGGTGGACTGCGGGTCGCCGTTTAACTGAACTCTTTCCCACGCTGTCGCCGCTAATGATTGTTTGGGGTCTTGTATCAACTGCTGGGCTACCGCTATACGGCATTCAAGAATAAATATCTGCAAGGCGGTGCCCGTAAAGATGACAGTGTCATCATCTGTTGTTGGAATGTTAATCCAAGTTCCACTCGCATTTTTAAAAGCGTATTGGGAATAGTATTTTATGTCATAGTCCCTGCCTACGATAAATCTTATTTGGTCTACTCGGACATTTGTTAAAGCAGACCCGTTTGCGATTGTGAGTTTGAACGAGTCAATCGTAGCGGGAGCAACTGTCCCTGTTTCTGTCGCGGCGCTCCAAGGGAATTTCAAAAGGTTCCAGCCGACTTTAAACGCCGTGCCGTCTGCTTGGGCTGTTTGGGCTACAGCAGTCCAGTAATTTGTCGTGAGGTCATTTCCCCAAATTGCGGTAATTGAAGTGGGAACGGACGGAAGATAAACCCATACAAAGCAATCCGCCACTTCGTCTTCTGTTTCTAAATCCAAAGCGTCCATTGTTGTGTTTTGGATGCCGTCTCCGGTAGCAACTAAATCAAATTCTATTGAGGCATTGCCGTTTATTTTATATAAAGTTTGGGCTTTTAATCCAACGGCAGAACCAACAACAGACCAAGTTCCATTGGCTGTAAGAGAGTTCATTGAGTGCAAGGTCTTGGGCTGGTTGGCTCCGCCCTCTCTCCACGAAATGCGGATAAATTTGGTTCCTTCGCTTGATTCAATGGCGAGTTCCTTATTGTGCAGGGCTTTAAGAGCGTCAAACGGCTCGGCATATCTTCTGCCCGCCCTGTCGCCGTAATTCCTGTCTTCTTGGGGATATAAGTCAATTATCTTCTTATAATCCGAAGGCAGGTTGTAATTGTAAATATCATCATAAACAAGACCTGAAAGAGCGGCTGTCCGCAAGGTGTCTATCGGGTCAATTTTGGCAAGCATAGTATTAGCCGACCTTTCCATCAGCGAATAAATACCCACTACATCATCAATGGAAGCCGTTCCCCCCATTCCCGTAAGGTTATCTTTAATTGTGGAAATAGTTGCCATAATATTTAATTGCAGGTGTTATTTTTTTGATAAATTCAATCATTTTACTTATTCACAACTCGTTGTGGAACAAGTCATTGCCCCGCCGTTTACATAACAATATTAGTATTCTTTTACATTTAATAAACAAGATGTTTCATCAGTTGAACTGGCTCTGACTGCTCCCGTGTAAATAAATACATTACCGGTATCGGTATTCCACGATCCGCCATTCGCGTTTAGTCTAAAGCCGGTCGCTTGAGAAGCTTGTTCATCGCCACTAGTGGTTAGATAAACAACCGAACTGCAATCATTAACTACCTCCGCGAATGTTCTATTTGTTGTGGTAGAGAGCAGTTGAACATCACTTGTTATTGTCATCGGTCCCGAAGTCGCGGTAGTAGAAATCCTTGTTGTTCTGGAGCTGGGACCTCCCATTGGACTAGACGGCGAAACTCTGAGCCAAATCCCGCCTAAAAACAAAGTTTGAATTATGAGTATTGCTATAAGATATTTTTTCATAGTATTTTAAGTTAATTTATAATCTAACAACCCCAGTTCCATCTCATTTCCAATCACAAGCAGGAAATGAGACAGAGTGGAATTGCTAGTCAGCTGGTATTGTTTCATCAACGAAACATACCACATCCGTATCGGTTTTTCTATAACAATCAACAATCGCGAAATTATTCTGTCCTATTACAACATTTTGTCCGTCAGATTCTTGTAAGTCCATTCCTGTTCCCGCCGCAAGTGTTGCGTTAATCGCGGAAGTTGTCGCATTTCTGAAAATCCAAGTTCTCATATCGCCCGCTGATGGAATTAAAGAAGTCCAAGTTGAAGTCGCGCCGAATGTATAAGTTGTGTTTCCGGTATTCGGAGTAAGGTCAATTATTGAATAAGTCAAAAGGTCTGCTTGGACAAATGTTTCAGAAGTATTGGTTGTTGAAGTTGCAAGAATACTGCCTCCCTGTGTAAGTTCGTCCAAGGTAGCCGCCCCTGCAACTGATAATGTTCCCGACAAAGTGGATGCTCCAGTTACTGTCAATGTAGTCGTTCTAACTTGACCTGATGACGGCGAAGTGCTGTCTGTGCTTAGCCCGTTGGGATAGCGTGTTCCTGTTCTTACACTTTGTGGTTGATTTCCACCAACCACCGCCGCGACAATAAACCCAGCAATTAAGCCGGAAACTACCGCCGCAACAACTATTGAAATATATTTTTTCATAATAGTGGGTTAGTGATTAACTAATAATTTAGTCTATCAAGAATATCTCTTGACAAAGTGGTAATCAAGTAGTGCCATTATTTCCCAAATACCCTGTCCAAGAACCCGGAAAGGCTGTCTCGTGGAACTTTGAACGCAAGCGGTAAGAATCATTTTCCGAGCTTTCAGGCATGAGAAGTTTGGTGTAAAGTCCGTAGAAAACCTTTCTTTGAATCATATGGTTCCTTGAAACAAAGTGGTGGGAAGTGTTAGCGTTGGATGCCGAGTTATAGGTTGAACCAAGGAAAATGGAAGCGTAAATCCTTACTGAACCGTAATCCGTATCAAAGATGTTGATTTGGTTCTCCCCGCTAAACGGCACAAGAGTAGAGTTCAATGTCTCTTTCGCAGTCTTGTAAAGAGTGAAAGGAACAAGAAGCCCCTCAAATACATGAGAACCCGCGTCTCCATCCTGTCCTTTCTGGTTAGCTAAACTCGTTACGGAAGTCCAAGCGTTATCCGCGTTTAATGCTCCTGTCTCAAGGTTATCAAGCGTTCCGCCTGTCCCCAAAAGAACATGGGAGTTGTCTGCTAACGGCTGCCCGTCAGGTGTGGTGTTCACGGAACCGGCAAAAGCGTCTCCGTAAGTGTCAAGAACTGCCCGTTTATCCTGTGTCATTCTTGCTCTGTCTCCGACCTGTTGTCCGATTTTCGCTCGTTTTCCGACTTGGTCTGCTCTAAACGCTTCATCGGAAATAGGCACCTGCTTGGTGTATTTCTGGGAAGCTTTGGTCGTTTGGTTTCCGATGCGAGTATCAGTATTCAAGATTTCTTCCTGTTCATCCGTTTTCTGGAACTCTCCTACATTGGAATCTTCATCCCAAATAAAAGAGGTTTTGCCTTCCATTGAACTCTGTTTGTAGAAAAACTCATCCGAAGCGCGTAAATACTGCGGCTGTTGTTCGCGGCTGTATTCCTCGAACATAACGCTGTCTATAGCGGTCTTACGACTTTGTTACTCCAACTTTTGTTGGGACTACATCATTTCTGTGTAGTTCCCCATTTTCTTTTTGTTATATGGGGTTCGGTTTAAATAGTGATTTTATATAACATTGAAGGACACAATGCCATATATTTTTGAACAATACCAATAAATTTATTAACTTCATTCTTTCCTACACAAGACAAATAAAAAAATTTTCTGTCTCTGTAAATTCGGAAATTTAATCCAAATTTTTGCCTAAAATAATTTTTAATCAAATTATTTTCTTCAAAAGAAAAAGAATGGGTGCAAAGTCTAATTTGGGCAATATATGGATTTTTTTTTGGCAGTCCTTTTCTTGTTTTGTATTTCTTAAGAGCTGTTCCATCATCCATATACCAAATAGCAAGACTTAATGGTGTTATTCGTTTTAATGCTTCATTTTTTACTACTTTTTTGCCATTTTCGTAGGTTTTCCTGTAAGCAGAATTTATTTTATGGTGAACTGAAGTTCTTACAAAGACTTGTGGTGGATTGTGTTTTTTGTCTCCAAACTTAAATTTTCGCACACTACAATATCTTTTTAATAATTCAAGCTTCCATAAAGCATATTCTTTCTGTTTATAAGAATGACAAAATTCAAAATAAGCATTTTTCTTTTTCCGAATATATCCATCTCCTAAAATCATTGGTATTAAAATTTCCAAAGAACTAATTTGTTTGTTTATTTTCATATTCTCGCCAAAGGCGTTAGATATTTAATTGTTAATCACTATTTAACTATCGCATCACCCTAATTTTTAGGGGTCTCTTCACTTAGTCTCTGCAGCTGTCTTTAAACTTGCTGTGGGTTATCCTCTTCAGGACTTTCCCAATTGATTAGAAGAGATTATTTTCGTCCACATTACTGTGGATAGCGGCTAAGATTAACTAACCGCATCAGGACTGAGTTCTCCTGTAAATCCTCCAATTGGCATGCTCAAATTATTGCCTTTGTCTCAATTAAACCCATAAGGATTAATTGTTTAACTTTCCGAGTAGGCATAAGGTAATACCTAATTAAATTGATAATTAAGTGATGTCATTGGCAATTCGGTATGCCCTTCCATCAACTACTACATCAAGAGTTTGCTTTGCTGGGTTGCCTTCAACAATCGTAAAGGCGGAAGTATCGGCTGAAGCGGTTTCTTTGATAGTGTAAAGCTCTCCGCCGTCTGAACCTCCCGTGCTGTTGTAATCAATAAGCGTTACATCATTGATTAACAAAAGAATTTCAGCGTCAGTATCAACGGAAGCAACAGTTTCGGCTCTGCCTCTTATCCTTCCCAAGTTGGGAATAGGGCAAGCGCACATAGCGGTCTGAGCTACAAGCGTTCCTGTGGTTACTGGGCGCGATTCTTTCATAAAGATTCCGCCCCAAGTGTCTGTTCCAATCACAATGCCGTCCGCATCCATCAACTCATAAGTGTTTGATGAAGCGACACCGCTGCTTAATGTAGCGCCGTCAAGATAGCACGGCTCGCCTGACTCAAAACGAGTGGCGGAAGCCGCAATCCTTCGTGGGAGCGTTTGAGCGAATCCCACGGTTTCTAAATCCATTCTCAAAATTTTTATCAATACTTTCGCATCACCCCTTTCAAAGTTCAACTTCAAGTATTGATTGATTTACTTCGCAGATAAAAGCCTAACAGCTTAACCTGCTTTGTTAAAAACTTTGTAATACGAGAATTACAAAAATGTAAATTACATTATCCGAACTTCTTTAGTCTTAGGGTCTCTTGCGAGAATTTTGCCATTTTTGAGTTTCTTTTCCCATCGGCGAATTTGATTGTTGTAAGTAAATCCACTTTGGGACATAACGAGTTTTTCGTCAGGGGCAATCTTGAATTGAGAATCAGTCTGTTGGTCATATTGCTGGTCATGGTGCGTTGGAGCATCCGTAGTTTCAGTTTCCGTTTTGCCCTTTAATCCCCTTAAAGCTTCATTTCTTTCAGAGATAAGTTTTTTGCGGTTTGCAATAACATACGCCTCTTCAATCTGCTCATCAAGAGAAAGATACTCTGGAAAAGAACGGTTTTTGAAGATTTCAGTAATTAAATCAGCTTCAGGAGCAGAAGTCGTGAGCTTTCGGATTTTATCCTCTGCTTGGGACATTCTGATTTCCTTTTGATTAACCTGCCTTTCCTGCGCTAGAATTGTTTGCAATCCTTTTGCAGTAAGGGGTTTATCTTCGTCAATTTCTACTTCATCATCATCTTTCTTTCTGTTGGCTTCACGGAGTTTAAAAGCCTTATCAGCGGCTGCTTTCTCCGCTTTTTTCCTTCCTTCCTTTTCCTTTTCAAGTTCGGTTTTGTAAAACTCTTCATCTTGTGAATGTTCTGAATTAGCTTCTTTTTCGGCTCGTTTTTGGGTTATTTCCTCTTCGGATAGACCCTCTAAACTTGCCTCAAATTCCGCATCTTTTGCTTCGGTTTCGGCTGTTGCCTCTTCCTCAGCTTTAGCCTCAAGTTCGGCTTGTTCTTTAGTCATAATAACATCCGCCTTAATGCTGACGGTGAGCAGTTCTTAAGCCCTTTCGGACATCCCCATTATCGGGGTAGAAGCCCGTTGAGAGCTACTTAATTCTGAATACTTGATATACAGAATTAAGTAGCTCTCGTCTTCCGCTTAAAGCGGGATTTGAGCTATTTGCTGTTAAATTGTCCGCTATTTTTCTTAAAACTCTCTAATCTTGTTTTAATGCAGTCAAGAGTATAAAGAAACAACTTTCCCGCTATCATATCTATTTCAGATTTCCCGAGAATAAACATTTTGCGGTTTGCCTGATATTGAATGTCTTTTTGCAAAACTTTCCATAATTTCGTATTAAGGAATTGTTTTGCTTCGGCTATCAGTAAATTCTTTTCACCTTGATTGATAGGTTTCCCCGCGATTGTCCATTGTTTATACTCGTTCTCTTTCAAAATGTCGTCTTCTGAAATTGTATTATACAATTTTTTGACAGCAAGTGAAAGTATGCGGTATTTTGTTTTGGTGTCTTCTTCTCTAATTGCATCAATGGCTGTTTCAATACTAACATAACCTCCAAGTTTTTCAATTATAAATTTTTTAATCATCATCTGCTTTCTTTACCTTTTTGGCTTTGGCTTTGGCTACTCGTTTATCCGCCTCTTTCTTGTTCTTTTTCTTGTTCTTTTTCTCCTGTATCTTTTCAGCGGCGATTACTTCAATCGGCTTTTCTTCTCCTTCGTCAAGCACAATTTCTTCTCCTTCCAGTCCTCGGAAAACAAGTTTCACATCGGGTTTTTCTCTTGGCTTTCTCTTTTCAAAATCATAAAAAGAGCCGATTTTAACTTTGTTTTTTCCTTTCTTAATAAGTCCGCCGAGCTTGTCATAAGCGGCTAGTTTTGCTTCATCTGAAGCTTTTTCGCCAATTCCGCCGTAAAGCCGACCTTCCCTGCCGACAGTTCCATTAACGGCTCTGTCTAACTTTTCACTATTAACAAGTGTGTATCCTTTTATTGTTTCTGACATTTTTTTATTTATGGTGAATTTATTGAACCATTTTAATTGATTAACGACCTTTACGCAACCATACCAGCTACGCTTTTACTTAATTCTTTATTTTGCGCCATTTGCCCTACCATTGACTGAGGGATTTGTGCCTGTGGATTAAATTCCTGCGACAATATCAGTTTATCCCCTTCACTTTGGAAATATGAATGCAAGAGTTTTCTTAACAATCCCTCTCGGTCTATCATCGGATCGTTGGCAAGCATTTGGTAAAGGTTAGTGAGCAATGGCTGTAAGTATTCAGCATTTTTGACAAACATTTCCTCAATATCAACTTTGCTTAAATATCTGAACTTGGCAAACAAAGAAGGATTAACAAGAGATAACTGATATTTGCTTTCGGGATAGCCTGTTTCAGTCAAAAGTTTTAACGACATTTGCTCTTTTTCTTTCTCGGTCATTTCCTTGCCAAGCAAACTTTCATCAAATTTAATCTTCCTGCCTATCATTTTACCACCCTCTGTTTTATTCTGCAAGAAGAACGAGCGATATTTGAGTTTCATTGCTCCGCCGATAAGTTCTTCAACCTGCGGAATTGTTATTTTAGTGATTGCAATGTCTTTCATCAAATCCCCATATTGAAGAATTGACTGGGCGATTGACTTGGCTGTTCCTCCCAGTATTCTCTTAGCGTTTGCTTGGGCTTGAGCCACGCTGTAAGCCTTCTGCGATGCCTCTGGGAGTTGCCCTGACATTGTTTTACTGATAGAGCTTTCTTCCATTGATTTCTCGGTTTCCCTTAATGCCTGAAAACCAGCCACAAAATTCTTGGAAGGAAAAATCGGCTTGACTTCAACATCCTTCTGTTCAAACGCAATAACAGCTCCGGGGAAATTAATTTGGCTGTCAATTTGGTTCGTTCCATACACTCCAACAGGAGGGTCTTGTTCAAGAAAAGCGTTATTCATTATTACTTCGCTCATTGCGTCATACAGTTGGTTATCCCAGCCAACAACATTCATCATTGACTTGTAGTAAAAAAAGTGTTCGCCTATTCTATTATATCCAAAAGGTATTACATTATATTTCGGGGCGTTTCTGTTGTCTCGATGCTTGATTGGATTGTTTTCTATTCCGTCATTTCCGAGATAAATTCCATTAACAAAAGGAACTTCGTTGTCATCCTTACGGGACAAAGCGATTTCTTCTGCCACCAAGTTGGGATGGTTGTCGTCTTTAATATCATAAAATAGTCCGTCTTCTTCGCTGTATATTGACTTAATACCGGACTGCACAAAGCCCCAATTAGGATGGTCTTTATATTTTGCTTCCAGTTCTGACCTCTCAACATATCTTCTCTTAATTATTCTTCTCTGTTTCTGAATGTTCCTCTCGTAAGCGTTGGTTATAAGTATTTGAGATGATGACCATATCGGACACTTAAAGCCGGATGCGACTTCATCAAGAATATATTTTGTTGTATATCCCTGTCCTTTCTTTTCCCGTATCTTTTGATAAATCTCAAAGAACTCAGCTCCTAAGAAAGTGGCAGGGTTGGTTAGTGTCCCAAATACTATTTGCAAAAACGACTCTTGGTAATTGGAGTTGGTAGGTTCCGCCATCCACTCCACAATATCCCGCATAATCTCCGAGAAGTCTTGGTCTATTTCGTCATCTTCATTTTGGGCTACAAAAAGGGGCAGAAGATAGTTAGCCGTGAGCTGTGCGTGCATTGCTATTCCTTTGTTTCTTGCGGATGAGCGAGTATCGCGCCATCTCCAAACTTGGTTCGGGTCTTCACCGCTTTCATTAACAAAAGCGTTGAACATTAGTTGTCCCCTGTTCTCATCTTCAATCACGGAACGATAGTTAAGTTCAAGATAAGGAGTGTTAAGGATTTTGATACCCTCGTCATAATCTTTTTTTACATAACTAGTAAAATCCACAACCTCTTGACTTGTTGGTTGATACGCGGAAATTGCTGAATTGTTTAAGATTTCTCCTATCATTTAATTTTATTCTACCACAATAATTATAATCTGTTAAACCTCTTTATGTCCATAAATAAATGTCTTAAAAAAATCAGCAGTTTATAATTTAATTCGTCAAGGAATTTCCCACTACAAGGATGAAGATTACAATAACTCGCCCATTTAGAATATCCATCATCATAAGTTCCATCGCAAAAAACCGTTCTTAATTGATACTTAAATCCTCTCTGCCGTTTTACTGTATTTTCATATTTTTTGTCTGTAATACGATAAATAGCCTTATTGAAAGACTTAACTGCTTCTTTCCATGTTTCTTTTTTTATTTCTTTCATAATCTGTTAAATCCTTTCCATTGGGGGCGGATTATTTTTACCTGCTGTCCTGAAGTAAAATTAGTTGTTCCCCAATATCTAATCATATCCGCGGCGTGGGAAGTCCAATCGTGCAATGGATTTGTTTTGAAACAGCCCATTTTATCATTCCACTCTTTGCGATACTGAGAGAGAGCATCAAGCCCTTTTTCACATTTCTTCTCGTCAATCCACAAAGTATTAAACTTCATCCTTACTGTGTTTATTCCTTGAAAGATTGAAAGTTTAGGGACTATCTCAAAGTTAATGCCTAATTCCTTTCCTACTTCAACATAACTTTTACCGCTTCCTTTTTCTCTTGCTTTGGCATCGTGCGGAACATAATGTTTTCCGTAATTATAATCCTTATCCTTTAACATCTTAACATAAAATTCTAGTCCCTCACCGCTTGCTTCATAATAATCAATCCAATGCCATTCTCTGCCAACCCTTTGAAAAAAACCAATCGCCGTGCTGTCGCCTATTCCTATATCCCACCAAGTGTGGACTTCCGCAAATTCATCATAAGGGACTGAACAAATCCTTCCTTCTTCTCTTGCTTTGGCTATCTCTTTGGCGTAGTAAGCCCCTTGAATACTTGCCTCAAAACTACAAAACCATTCTTGCTGATATTCATCCTCGCTCATTAACTTACGCGCGTCTTTTAATTCTTCTTCGCTGATTAGTTTGGTATCATCAACCGTTAAGAAAAGAGCAAGCCAGTTTTCTTCTTTTTTACCGAGTTCGTAAAGCCGGTAAAACTCATTTTTGCCTTTGGGAGTTCCAATCCATATTGCATATCCTTTATGATCTGCCAATGCCGGACGGATAATTTCCGTAAATATGTTAGACGGCTGTTGGCTGTATTCGTCAAAACCAACTCCCCATAATCCTAATCCTCTTAAACTGTCGGGATTGTCTGCTCCATATAAAGTTATTCTTGAACCATTGGGATAATCAACTCTTAACTCCGCCTCATTAAACTTAACACCGGGAATTGGTCTTGCATAATATTTGAGTAAATCCCAAGCAATGTTCTTGCTCTGTTTGTAAGTTGGAGCAATGTAAGCAAAACGGGAATTTGGAATTGTCAAAGCATCTCTTTGTAAATGGTTAAGTGTTGCGACTGTTTTTCCAGCCCTCCGGTGTGCGACAACTACTTTCCACCTTTCTTTATCTTCGTGCAAAGATTTTGTCCATTCTCTTGGTTTATATGGAATTTGAATTATTTCTTCCACGATATTTTCATCTCGCTCTTTTCAGTATTTCCTCCTGATAAGAGTTGAATGTTTTTTGTTAATGTATCAACAATGTTTGATAAATCTCTTGCTTGGGATGATTTTAATTTACTGTCGGTTATTTCAGACAACGCTTTCTTTCTTCTTTCTATCATATCTTTTACAAAATCACTTAACCCTTCTTTTATTGTTTGGCTCTCTAAAATCATTTGAGGATTTTTAGCCATTGCTTTTGTATATCCCGCTTCTAATATCAATTTACCAAGAGATTTTGTTTTTCCCTGTTTCCCAAGATTCTCCAAGAGCAGTTTAATCAATTTTTGTTGTTTTGGTGTTGCCATTTTATTTAAACTCTTCACATTATTTTACTGTAATAATAATGAAATTGAAATTAAAAATATCCCAAAAATTATAATAACTACATCTAATATAATACTATTATCTAAGTTTCCTTCCCACATAATTACTTATACGCTCTCTTAGAACGCTTTTTAACTTCTTTGACCTTTTTCTTGCCCATTGCTTTTCTTTTTTTTTGTTTTATTGGCATTTTATTTAATCTTCTTGTTAAAATCTTTAATAAAATCCTTTTTCATTCTCTTTTGCATAAACTTGATTTGCTCGGCGTAAGTATCAATACTTTCGGGGCGGACAACTCCTTCGTTTTTCATATCGGAAAAGTAAATTTCCAAAACTTTATCAATCTTGGCTTTTATTTCTCTTTTGCTTAATGCGATTTCTATTGACATAATTTTACCAATCACTATGACCCGACACTTCAACCAATTCATCGGTTTCAAGTTCGCCTGTTAATATAAACCTTTCCATTTTATCTCTTGCCATTTCTTCTTCGTTTTCTTTTAACTGCCCGAAATGCCTGCGGAGAGAAATAGACATCTCGCCCAATGCTCTTGCCATTGCGAGGTAGCCGTCGCCCGGAGGAATATCATCAACTTCGGGAGTAATAACATCAACAGTTATCAAATTAGCAACAACCTGTGTTGCGTGTTCCACCGCGTAATATACCGCGTCAGCAGGGTCTATAATATTATCTGTAATCTCAACTCCGTCTTCGGCGCTGGCTTGTATCTGTTCGTAAGGAGCGAGTAGGGCTGGTTTTAGAATATCGTCTTCAAGTTTATCGGCAATTTCTTTTAAGCAAAGTCCGCCTCCTTTTACATAACCGCCTTTTAACGCCGCCTTGCAAGCGTAAACAGCGTCATCAAGTTTAAGTTTCAAGTAAAGAGCGGATGCTTGCGTTGAATCGCCGACCCGAATAACTCCGACTGCGGAAGCCATACTCGCTATTCTTCTTTGCATTAACTTTTTATACTGGTCTTGACGGGTTTCCGCTAACTGTCCTTTAAGAATTTCTATTCTTTCCTGAACGGGAGAAGTGATTGTTTCCGCCATTACATTTTTCTTTTTTGTTTGTCCGTTTTCTTCCACATCAATTTTTCCGTAAGACATTTGTTTTTCTTCAATCGCTCCCCGTCCTCCAAGAGCCACTGCTTCCTCTTTGGCTTCGGTGTCTTTTACAACAAGTTTTTCCAGCCAGCCCAAATCTTCAAATGTGATATTTTTAAAAAGTTTGCCTTTGTGTTTATCAATTAAATTAGCTTTGCAATAAACAGCTAAATCTTCCATCTGTTCTGTCCGCATAGAAGGAGCAAAAACTGGATAAATGAAAAATCCATTCTTTATCGCTTTAATCATATTTACCAAAACATTTTCGGAAAAAGACGGAGCAACCACGATTAGTTTTGTTGTTTTCTTACTTATTTCTTGAAACGGCGCTGATATCATTCCAGTATTATCAAGAGCGTAATTAGTTATAAGTATGTGGCTGTCTTGAGCAATCATTTCAAACTTTTCTTTATTTGTGAGAAACGCTTTGTCAGCGATTTTCGCGGGAAATCTCATTCCTTTGATAACTTCGGTTTCAATTTCTCCCTTATATCCCTCAACGACATCAATATATCCGTCCATTCCGACATCCCAAGCCATTTTCGCGACTACCTTTCCTAACTTCTCGTCTTCAACAGAAACAACGGCGATTTTTTCCAAATCTTCTAAGGTTTCAATCTTTTTAGCAACTTCCCTAATTTTCTTTTTTACGATTTTAGCGGTTTCAAGTATTTTTCTTTTAATGGCAATTACGGAAACTTGACCTGATTTTTTGGCTGTAAATTCGCTTTGCCCCTCGCTAAGAAGTTTATAAACTTTATTCCACAATATCCCGCCGATTACCGCCGTGCCGGTTGTGCCGTCTCCGATTTTCTCGTTTGTCTTTTTACACATTTCTTTGAAAGTTAAAGCGACAAGCCGAACAAAAGGATTTTTTGGTTCCTGCACTTCGGCAACAGTATAGCCGTCATTGGTGATACGGCTCCCGCGATTATAACTTCGGTAGAGGAGAGCGTTTTTCCCGTTCGGACCGAGAGTTTTTGAAACAGGAATATAAATTGCATTTACGCCTTTGGTAATAGCTTCCAATGATTTTTTTCCGATTATCGTTTTTGTGGGTCTCATTTTTATTTTTTACTCTTTTAATTTTTAATAACTTTTATTTAAATAACCCCGCTGGGCTGTCCGCTTTGCAAATATTTCTGCAATATTCCCAGTCGCTCTCTATTTTAAATTTTCCGCATTCTGAGCAAAATGGTTTTTCTAAATCTTCCTTAATTTGTTGGTTGGTTTTTATTTCTTGAATTATTGGTTTTGTGGTTTCTGATTTTCTGTGGTTTCTATACATTGAAAAAGCCCAGAATGAGAGAATTGCTATTATTGCGATAATTACAAGTTTCTTCATATTTCTCAAAAAACGAAGCCCTAGAATAAGTTGTGAGCGATTATATTCTGACTGTTGATACAATTATATCTCACTCCTTAATAATATCCTAATCTTTCTTAATTTGCAAACTTTTTTCTCCTGTTATTCCGCCCTTATTCTTAGCCCTGTGCGAGGAGGTTAAAAAGTTATACACATTCAGTTCATATTTTGTTTGCATTATCTTCGCATTAGAATATAATAAAAACAGATTAAGGAAAGATAGAACGGCGGAGCAAAGCAGACCTTAATCAATTTATATAAAATGCTCTCTACTCCGCCAATCTCTATCTTATCAAAAGTCGTTTTATTAGTCAATTAGTTTATACACAATTATTATGGAAAATTTTAAAATCAAAAACCCAAACAAATTGCAAGAATTATTGAATAGTGGCGAATGGGAAAAAGACCCTTATTACAATGACATCAATTTGGGTCAAGTCAATTATCTGCTTGACGATGAAACTTACTATGATGCGGAAAATGATGAAATATGCACAATTTAGGTCGCAATTATCAGCCAATAAGTTTTTTAGGATTATGGAAGACAAAACAATTTATTGGAGATTAGAAATTGAAAAATGGGGAGGCTGGGATTGCGAAAAAGATGAATTGACCGAAGAACAATCAAAGCAAATTTCCAAAGATATAAGAAATGGAGTTGAAAGTGGAGAAATAATTATAATCCAGCCAAAACCAAAAGTTTGTGAGAAATGTTTTGGCGATGGTGAATTAAATGGTATTGAATGTGATGAATGTATTTAATTATCAAACCCTAAATTAAGCCGAGCGGGCTATAAGCGTGTAATGGAATGAAATATAATATCTATATCGTAAAAAACCAAGGGGGCAAAGCACAGCAAATTATTGGAAGAGAATTAAGTGAAGAACGCGCGGAGAAAAGAGTAATGGCAGGATTAACAAGAATTGATACAGATAATTATTTCGTTAGTGATATAGAAGTTGGAAGCGCAAAAGATTTAAAGTATCAAAAAGATTTATGAAAAAAACTTTAAAACAATTTGTATTTCAAAAAATGAAAGAGCAAGGATATATTTTAGACCAAGAAGCGGCAAAATTTCTAGGAAAAGATAAAGAATTAAATTTTTGCACAGTTGAAGAATACAAACGGCAATATCTTTCTTTTGAAAATGCAAAAGAACGATTTAAAGATATAAAAAACCCGATCGTGGAAAAACACAGGAGAGGATATTATATAAGAAATAACGAAATGGAAGAACACGCTTGGTATAAAATTCCAAAATCTTATTATGAATATTTAAAAAATAAATGAACAAAAAAGAATTTAAAAAAATTGGGAGAAATCCTTTATGGACAAAAGTAGACAAATTAAAAGGTCGGCAGGTTCTTAAAATCACCCGAAAAGAAGTAGAGAAAGCGGGATTAAGCGTTTCCTCTTTTCAGAAATACCTATTAAAAGAATTTAATGTTGAAACCAAAACCATTAGCAACGGGTGGGTTGTTTTAAAGAAATGAAAAATTGGACATACAAAATAAAAATACGAGATATTTCAGAAGACCCTAATTATGATGAAGGTAAAGAACTAAAAGAAATTCCTATTTGCGGGAAGAAAATGAAAAAAAGATTAGACATATATAAATTTATCCCAAAAAGATTTGGTAATAGATTTTTAAAAGTTAAAACTTTAAGTCAATTTAATCGTGTTCTTAATAGTTTATATGATTATTGCGACGCAAACGATATTTGGGTAAAATTTTAATTCTAAAAACAAAATGATTTACAACACAAAACATAACAGGCAAATACAGTTTTATTACTGTGTAGGAAAGATAAGTTTAATCTTATTGGGCGGGGTGTTTATTTATAAATTAACAAAGCTGTTTTTGACGGCTTATGAGTTAGGAATTATATGAAAAAATTAAAAGAAATTCAAAAAAGAGGTCAATTAACTCAACGAATTAAAAACAAATCAAAAGAATTGCTTGGATATGAAATTTCGCAAGTGGAATTAAGATTTATTCCATATTTAGATTATTTAAATACGAATAACGAAAAATTGCAACCGATTAAAATAAATCAAGAAGAGAGAGAAATTTTGAGTAAATGGAAAGATAAAGGATATTTGACAGGAGGAGCAAGTTCAAAAATACAATTCGGAAAAGAATTTTACGATATTGTTAAAAAAATTCTATACTTAGGGTATGTAGATTTATCAACCTAACCAAAGCCTCCACGGCTTACCAAATGGGAATTTTATGAAATACTTTTTTACTGGATTAAAATTTGATGATGTCAAAAGTAAAGGACATTTATATCACAGTTTTACGAAAAATAGAATTTATGAAATTACCAAAGATAATGATTTTTCCTACTTTTATGTAATTTCAGATATTAAGGAAAGAATAGCTGTAAGTAATAATGCAAAAAGAAAATATTTTAAATTAAAAACTAACAAAGCTTGAGGAAGCAATAGCTGATTTACAACGCAAGTTTTTTTCTTGGCAAGATAGAGCAAAAGGAATTAACGAAATGTTTGAAGTTAAAAAATTTAAGAAGAAATATAAAACATTTTTATGACCACATCACAAATAACAAAAAATAGTTTGGAGGAGTTTGATGAGAAAATATCTAATTGCTCATTGCCTAATTGCTTTGAATGCCAGCAAGTCAAATCCCACCTCATCTCCCACACCATCGCCGTGCTAGAAGGGGAGATTGAATTTTGGAAAGAGAAATGCTATAATGAAGTAGTAGAACACTTACAGGAACAGTTAAATGAAAT